GTCATGTTGTCGCCAAGGCCAACTAAGTTGCTAGCCCCGCCAACCATCATGTCTTGCACACTTACAAACTCAAGGCTTGCGGTGGTGCCGTAAGCCCAAGTTGTTTCTACTCCCAAAGTAGGAGTACCATCAGGATCGTTTACAACAAATTCGATACCATCGATTGAAGGAACTAATTGTGCGTTTAGTTCATCGACTAGATCTGCAATCGTATAAGGATTGCCAGTATCTGGGCTGGGACGACTTGCATCAGCGAGAACAACAAGTGTCTTGCTTGCAAGAACACCATTGAGCTTCCAGCGGAAGAACTTGTCATCACTGAAACTGATAGGACCAGCAGTCGAAGAGGCAACACTAATTACAGCACCAGCAGGTAGAACTTCTACGCTAGCAGTCTTGGCATAATCGGGGCTTACAAGGCTGGTTTCAGCAACACGCACAATCGTCACTTCGTTGCTTACCTGCAAAGCCAACTGAGCGGCATATATTAGGTAAGGATCACCAGTGTCGGGATGTGGATTGCCGAATACTGTGGTAAGTTCGGCCAAAGTTGTAATAGTTGTTGGTGTATTAATTGGACCCTTGGATGCAAATCCAACCAGACCAATACGGTTCAAGCTTGGTGTGCTAGTCACAAAGCTTAAGTCTTTTTCTGTAATTCTTACAGAAGGACTGATTGTATTGCTGGGCGGGAAACCCTTAAGTATTGCCATGTTTTTCTCCTCTACCGTGACTGTTTGCTAAATATCTGGTTGATATAAGACCAGCCTTTCGTGCTCTATCTATATATTCAGTTGATCTCTCTTCTTCTAAATTAAAAATATTTTTTCCATTTCCTATGCCGGGAATGTTTAGAACGGTGAAGCTTCTTGGTGATAATCTTGATCGAATAACCAGTTGTACTGGATGTTTTTTTAAGTTTCTTATTTCAATCATTTCAATTCCTCCACCGATTCTTCTAGTCGCTTCATGATTTCACTTATCTGCTCTTGGTCCAAAGAATTGACAATATCAACTCTTGTCTTTAGAACAGCTTTTTCTCTTCTGATGGGCTGGGCAACATATGTTTCAGCTTTTATTCCAAACTGAAATTTTATAACCCTTAAAGCCGCATCACCCGGTTCCACGTTCAAGTTGTTGGCTATTGAATCCAATTTGACCGACACTTCCCAAAGAACCCCTCTAACTTTTATGTATGCTATCGGACTAAATTTAGTTAATATTTGCTCCAATATTTGATTCATATCTTCTAATTGCAAAGTCCATGCATATAATGTATATTCTATATCAAGAGGAATACCTCTTGCCACACCAAATACAGTATCTCTTTCATATTTCTCGCTTGTAGTAAACTGAGGTTTGCCTTCACTGTTTGTTAAAAAATTTATTGCTTGATGATACGTGTATCTTCCCATGTTCATAGAAAATCCAGTGCTGCTTATAGCAAGCATAGGCAACTTAATTCTATCAACAACTAGTGTTTCATCTTTGCGAACGTTTTCCTGTACGACAGCTGCAACTGCTCTCTCCTGAGTTCCCCAAATAATAGGAACAGGATGTGCTTTGCCATCTTCATCTATGATTACGAGATTACGGAACAAATCCATAACTGCTTCATCGCAAGCTCTAATCGATTTGGAATATCTGTAAATTGTGTTTCGATTGGGTGTCTCAAGATCATTTACAATCGCACCTGTCTGCATAGGATCGCAAAGATTCTCAGATCCTAACCCGATCTTCTGTGTAAAAATGTCTTCAGTCCAATCGGAAGGAACCCCCAAACCAATATTATTTTGGTTGTCCGGAGGTTGCTGCGTAAAACCCGGAGGCGGGTCGATATTTTCGGATCTTCCAAGAAAAGATTTTTCTGCAAAATCATTTAAGGATTTTTGATAACTATTTGGATTTGGTCCGATTGGTTGCATAAATTATTCCCAGTTTTCTTATTTATTAACATGAAAAGCATTTTCAGATATCCCGGCGGTAAAAGTAAACCAGCCGTGCAAAATAAAATACTTAATTTTTTCCCCAAAGATATAACAGAATATAGAGAATCTTTTGTTGGAGGAGGAGGTATATTTTTTGCATTCAATCCTATTGAAAACAGATGGATAAATGATTTAGACAAAAATCTTATTCAAGTGTATTTAGCGCTTCGTGACAGACCAGAAGATTTTATTCATAATTGCCGTGCGATAGAACCAGAAAAAAAGGGAGAACCTCTTGCATCGACCAAACCCGGAGGTAAGGAAATTTATAACGCCAGACTTAAAAAATGGTTTGAGCATTTCAGCGAGAATGAAAATTGTGATCAGGCTTTAAGATATTTCTTTGTAAATAGAACAGTATGGGGAGGCAGAGTTCGATACGGTGTTAAATGTCAAATGTACTACTCAAAGCCTTCTGGTTGGAACATAACTGCAAAACCAATTATGGAACAAGCTGCAGAACATATGAAAAATGTCAAAATAACAAATGCATCATATGAAGAAATTTTATTAACACCATCAGAAAATAATTGTTTGGTTTATTGTGACCCCCCTTATTACGTTAATAGCTTGTTGCCCGAAAAACTTAAGTTATATGACAATAATTTTACTGTTGAGGATCATCAAAGATTTGCAGATACTTGTAAAAAAAGCCCACACAAGATTTGTATAAGTTATGACGATACGCCTGAAATTCGAGATTTATTTGAAAAAATTGGATTCAATATTTATGAAGAAAGCTGGACATACGGAGGTACATCCAGCGCCAAATCAATTAAAAATCATGTTTACATGGATGAAAACGAGTCCCTTGTCCGCAAAAAGGTTGGCAAGGAACTCATAATCACAAATTATACTAAGCCATAGGTGCAGCAGGAGCGGCATTTGCCATGGCCTCACCACCCTGCATTGTGCCAGCGCCGGGAGCAGCTTGAGGAGCAGCCATACCAACATCAGCAGCAGCTTCAGGAGATTCCATGCCAGTACCAGAAGGTATAGGAGACATTCCTTCAGCGCCTTCAGGAGGGGCTTCGGATTCTTCTCCTTCTTCCTTTTCTTCTTCTTCGCCGGTAAGACTTGCAACCAAGGACTTAAGTTGAGTTACTAATGTTTCGTACTGAGTACCTTTTTCTTCGTCCTGAGATTTGAAATTATCAATCATGCCCTCAAGGGCCTCTAGTGAAGATTTTATATCTGTAGTGTCGAGCTCACCCTCAGAAGGAGAAGCGTTAGACATATCTTCTTCAGAGCCAGCTTCTGGAACATTTGGCATAGCATCTGTAGCGGGCGCTGGAGGAGGAGGAACAGCAGGTGCAGCACCTCCTTGAGCGGGGGGTGGAGCAGCGCCAGCAGCAGCAGCCATGGGATCTGCCATGTCCTGTTCAAGTAGTGTCTTGGCCTTTAGCATCTGATAAAATTCATAAAAGTTTTTCATAGTAGTAACCCCTTTCAAACAATCTTGTAGTCAACATCCGGCGCTTTATTGACAGATGTTCCACTAACATCATCGTCTTGGAATCTTTGACATATTAGTTGCAAATGCAAAACCTGATACATCTTAAATTCAGCCGTCTTTCTTTCTATAATTACCCAGTTCTCCTTTAAAAATGGAGAAAAAATTCTTGAACCGATTTTTGGAACATGACCAACATCTCGCAACACTGATCGATAATTTAATTCAAAAATCATCTCATCAGGAGAATCGATGCCAAAAGCAGTTTGCATGTTCTGACTGGCTACTGGTTCGTAATAACCATACAGTTGTATCGGATTCGGACTATAAATTTTTGCTCTAGTCTCAAGATAGATTGGATCTATGTTGTTTGTATCAATAAATAATTCATAATAGAAAAGTGGAGACCCACCTATCCTGATAGCTTCTTCATCCCATGTATTAAATAATTCGTGCTCTGGCAGCCCGTCATCAAATTGTTGACGGGAGCCAGTCACAGCATACGGTTTTCCGTCATTACGATAAATCATGAATAATCTCTTTTACCAAACGATTCATTTCATATTTGAATCTTAGATTTTCAAAGATTTCATCGTATTCGTAGGATTCGTTCTTTCCGGCTTTCTGTGTGTAAATATCGTAGTGTCGGCCCCTAAATGGAAACTGGAAGCTTGGATGGTCACAAGTTTTATCATCACTTAATGTTGCATTAAGCGATGCAATAATTGTTCCAAATATTGCTTTTTCAACTATATTAGTTTGGGCGACTGTTTTAAATTCTTTGCTTGGAAAATCAAAATCAAAAAATTTATCAACTAAGCTATTGATTTTTTCTTGGTCTGATGTACCACGAAGAGTCAAAATCTGGTCACAAGTTCTACCAAACTTAACTGTTCGTCCAAGAGGAGTTGCGGTCTCTTCTTCCTCGTCGCCTTCGTCAGCGGCTGGTGCTGCAACTCTGGTATCCTTTACTAAATTGACACGTGTTCTGATTTCATTTCGGAAAACAGCTGGCATGTGCTCAAGTGCTTGGGCCACTGTCATGCAGCCTTTGGTGCCGGGAGCAAGTCCTGCTAATCCAAGGAAAGCACGAATAGCTAAAACTTTCAGAAGTTCCTGATCCTGAGCTACTTTGGATCGCATAGTTTTAGCAAATTCACTCATAAGCTCAGATTCGGCCTCGGCTTTACCTCCGGGAATTACTTGCAAAGCTGAATGAATACCCTTTAACCCAGCAACGTGTTGGCCAAAACGAGCCATGCTGGCTTTCTTAGCCTCTTTTTTCTTGCCCATAGCAGCGTTGATGTCGTCTATGGTCATTTGTGTCGCAACTTTAAGAAAATCTTCTTCTGCAGACCCTTCAGGCATCTCAGCACGGCCAGAAATCAGATCGTCTTGATTTTTCTTCAACATAGCTTTTACTTGTGCACGAGCATCCTCAGCGGCTTTTGCCGAAAGTCGTCGTCCTTCAACAGCTGCTTTAATGTCCGGATCGGCTTCAGGATTGGCTCTGTAAATATTGCCATATTTGCGATAAAGCTGATCCTTAAGTTTTGCTTCGTAATCAAGAAGGTTTTTTTCTTCAAACCCAACAAGTTTCTTTGAACCAGTAGCAGTTTTAGACCTTGTAACTGAAAATGTTTTCTTAAGAATGTTTTCATACTTTTCTGGATTCTGCTCAATCATTTGAAGTACATACTGTGCAAAATACATTGCATATGCAGCATTTCGATAAAGATTGCTACCACGGGCAGGATCTTGGTTGTAAATGGCAGAACCAATACTAGCAACTCTCTGTTCTGCCTGCTTGGCAAGATTGGCAAAACAAGCTTTGCTTCTTTCAACCATAGTTTTGAAGAAACTTTCTGCTTCTTCTCGTTCTTCACCAGCAGCAGCCTGCTCAGACTCTTTTTCTCTGCGTTCAATGTCAGACATTCCACCAATCTGACCTGCCATGGTCTTGCCACCTTCACCAGCAGGGGCATCATAACTTATGACATCACCTTCTCCCTCTTCCTTACCTTTCTTTTCCATGCCACCTTCAG